GCTTGATCTAAAGATCGTGCCGGTTTCTGCTTCAACTTGAAGGGTTTGGGAGCGTTTATGCCACCAGAGTACATCTTACTCTCAATAATAGTAAGAAGACTCGCACCTCGAGGATCAGATTCTCTAACTCGTGTAGGAGACCAACCAGGAATAATCCTGTCGGATTCCACACGATCGACATTTAAATGTCGAAGTAGAGATCCCTCAAAATCCAATTTGGATCTTGAAACCACTTTCAATGGTCTCATGAGCTCACCAATTTTCTTATTCAGAATCTTGAGAGGTTCATCAATCTTCACAGATTGGTGTACTTGAGCCAGGTGTATGTTTGACATACCACCATAGAAAGGCAAACTAGTCAGATCTTGATGATATCTCATCACAATATCTGAACCTAGGTCACTTAAAGACTTTGACGTCGGACTCGAAACGTTGAGATATTTCTCATCATTCTGAGCGAGTCTGTCTATAACATCCCTAGATTCTTCTACTCTTTGGTTAAACGGTTTTCCTTTCGGATTCCAATTTAAACCAAGAGGTAGAACACTAGTCGGAACCTCAGCCAAAAGTTTTACAACCTCTCGTTGTCTTGGTTTCAAGACACCGAGAATGGTTGGCCCGGTATTTCTTGCTAGATCCAAAAAGGATCTGTCAGAGATATCCCGGAACTTTGGCTGGATAAAGACTCTATCTTTGGTTATAATTCTACCTGCGAACTCAGTAAGGCGGTCAGAATCAATAGATTTTTCTACTGAAATCTTACAGCCAAGCATATCATATGCTTTCTTGAGTTCACCTGCATGCTCTTTGTCAATGACAATGTCATCTCCAAGGAGCCTGTAGAAGGTAGGGTTCACACTCCGCACTAACGCGTGGTGTGATAACGCAAAGGCAGCAAAAGAAGGAAAGAGACCCAGAGGTTGTCCATTGGACCATGAAACATCACCGAAAGGAGATGTCCATTTTCCACGAGACACCTTTTTGAATAGCTCTCGATCATGAGGGTGGCCAATTTTATTAGCTTCCAACATGTCGAATGTTAAGTCAGCTGGGAATCTATCAGTTGCATTTGACAAGTCAAAGGCAACTAGTTTTCCACCCTTCTGCATGTAACCTTGTATTTCCTGGACTCCTTTTGATTGATCAAAAGTACAGTCTTCAGGAATGTTCTTCAATGAAGAATACAGAGTTGCACCAAAGCTTGATAAAGCTAACTGGAATGCAGGGAGCGGATTGG